CCCATAGAGGATGACGATGAGCATTCAATTGTTACTAACCTATCTTGTCCTAAGTGTGAAGCTCTAGTAATTGTTTATCACGATAAGAGAGAAGTAAATGAAACAAAAAACTAAAAAAACTATTAAGAAGGTTGGTAGACCTAAATTTGTAGTTACAAAAGATATGTGCGAAAGAGCAGAAGCCTATGCATCTCAAGGACTTACGTCAGAACAGATAGCTTTAGCTCTAGGGATAGGCGAATCAACTTTGTATGATAAACAGAACGAATTTAAAGAGTTTGCAGAGGCTATAAAAAGAGGCAAGGGTAGAGGCATTCAAAGAGTAACTAATAAATTATATGAGAAAGCTCTTGAAGGCGATAATACTGCTATGATCTTTTATTTGAAAAACAGAGCGGGTTGGCAAGATAAAATAGAGAAAGAAACTATAATAGAGCAAAGGCAAGTAATAGACTTAACTAGGATAAGCGACAATGAACTTAGCAAACTTAAATCAATCCTTACCTCAGTTACTACAGAAGGTGGAAGCAGAGGAAATGAAAAGGTCATTGAAGGAGTTCACGAAAAACTCTTGGGAAGCGAGTGAACCCGGTAGAGATTTCTATGACAATTGGCATATAGATGCAGTATCAGAACATCTACAAGCAGTCGTAGAAGGCGATATAAGAAGGCTAATAATAAATATCCCACCAAGACACATGAAGTCCATTAGTGTTGCAGTAGCATTGCCCGCTTGGACTTGGACAATACAACCATCCAAAAGATTTCTGTTTGCAAGTTATGCAGGATCTTTATCTATAAGAGATAGCGTAAAGTGCAGAAGATTAATTGATAGTGCTTGGTATAAAAGATACTTTGGAGAAGCATTTTCATTAACGTCAGATCAAAATCAAAAGCAAAGATTTGAGAATGATAAGACTGGTCAAAGAATTGCAACGTCAGTTGATGGAGCACTAACTGGAGAAGGTGGTGACATAATAGTTATTGATGATCCACATAACGTAAGAGAAGCAGAATCATCTACAGTCAGAGAAGGAGTTCTTGAATGGTGGGATCAAGCTATGCAGACAAGATTGAACGATCCTAAGACTGGTGCATTTATTATTATTATGCAAAGAGTACATGAGAACGATCTTACTGGGCACATATTGGCAAACGAATATAATGATTGGGATCACTTATGTTTGCCCGCAAGATATGAAATAGGTCATCCAACACCTACCAAAACATCATTAGGCTTTACAGATCCAAGAACAAAAGAAGGCGAACTACTATGGGAGAAGAGAATAGATCATAGTACATTAGAACAATTAGAAAAAAGTCTTGGCTCATATGCGGCAGCGGGTCAACTTCAACAAAGACCTATGCCAAAAGGTGGTGGAATATTAAAGGCTGAATGGTGGGTTCCCTGGGAAAAAGAAGACTTGCCAGAGATAGATTATTTAGTTCAAAGTTATGATACTGCCTTCAGCACAAAAGAAACAAGCAGTTACAGTGCAAGAACTACTTGGGGTATTTTTAAGATGAATGGACAAGTTAATGCTATAGTAGTAGAAATGTGGTATGACAGAGTAACATATCCAGAATTAAGGAAACTTGCACAAGATGCATATGATGAGTGGCAACCAGATACAGTTTTGATAGAGAAGAAGGCTAGTGGTCAAAGTTTGCTACAAGATTTAAGAATGGGTGGGATTCCAGTGTTGGCTTACTCACCAGATAGAGACAAGATTGCAAGAGCACATAGTAGTTCTGCATTGTTAGAAGATGGTAGAATATATTATCCACATGGGAAAAAATGGGCAAAAAATCTAATTGATATATGTTCAGCCTTTCCTGCGAGCGATAATGATGATATAGTTGACACTTGTACACAGGCTTGGTTAAGATTGAGAAAAGGTTGGTTTATCACTCATTCTACAGATTATGACGAAGATGATAGTACAGAAGAGAGAAGGATGACAATATATGGCTAGAGAACCTCAAGTAATTCCCTTTGCTGAAGCTATGCCTTCAGATAGTTTTCAAGTTGAAGAAATTGGTAATGATGAAGTTCTAGTTGGTGATCCAAGTCTAGACATTGAAGATAAGTTAGAAACTGGCTTTGATGAAAACTTGGCTGAACAAATTGATGCAAATGAATTAAATGCAGTTGCTAGTGATTTAATTAGTTTTTATGAAACAGATAAGAACGCTAGATCAGAATGGGAATATAGATACAAGCAAGGATTAGAGACATTAGACCCACAAGGTGGTCAAGAGGAAGAAGAAGATCAAAGAGCATCAAGAGGATTAAGTACTGTAGTTCATCCTATGATAGCAGAAGCCGCAACACAATTTAATGCAAGAGCAATAGCAGAATTATATCCAAGTGGCGGGCCAGTCAAAACTGTAATAGTTGGCGATCCAAATGAGGAGATGGAAGAACAAGCAAAAAGAGTAAAAGATTATATGAATTATCAGATTACTCAAGAAATGCCAGAATATTTCCCAGATTTAGATCAGATGTTATTTCAGCTACCATTAGTTGGACACACATTTAAAAAAATATGGTGGGATGCAAACTTAGAAAGACAGTGTTCTCAATTCGTGAAAGCAGAAGACTTTGTAGTATCGCCAGAAAGTAAAGATCTTTATACCTCTATCAGATATACTCATGTAATTAGAATGCCAAGAAATGACTTTAATAAGTATGTGCAGTCTGGTTTATATCTACCAAGCAAATATACCTCAGAAGACATAGATCCAAGTGGAGATATTGGAAGTGAGATAGAAGGCGTAGATCCTTATAATAGTGAATCTAAAGATGAGGTAATGACATTGTTAGAGATGCATTGCTATCAGAGCTTTGATGGAATTGATGACGTAGATCAAGAAGAAGATAATCAAGTTCACCTACCTTATGTAGTTACAATTGACTATGATTCAGAAAAGGTCGTAGCAGTAAGACGTAATTGGGAAGAACAAGATGACAAAAAGAAAAGAAGAGATTGGTTCGTAAGTTACAAGTTTTTACCAGGAACTGGGTTCTATGGTTTTGGTTTGTATCATATGATAGGTGGACTTGGTAGAGCGGCTACTGGGTCATTAAGAGCACTGTTAGATAGTGCGGCTTTTGCAAATATGCAAGGTGGGTTTAAACTAAAGGGTAGAGTTACTGGTGGAGAGATGCAGATTAATCCAGGTGAATTTGCTGACTTGGATGCTACTGTAGATGATGTAAACAAAGCGATAATGCCACTGCCTTTTAAAGAACCTTCTCAAACCTTGTTCAATCTTATGAACTCTATCACTGATATAGGTAGAAGATTTGCCAATACTGCAGACCTTAATGTTGGGGATGTTAATCCAAATGCTCCCGTTGGAAGTACTGTCGCACTGATTGAACAAGGTAGTAAATCATTTAGTGCCATTCACAAAAGATTACATTATGCACAAGGGCAAGAATTTAAACTTTTATCTAAATTAAATGCAGAATATCTACCAGAAGAATTTAAGTTTGCACAAAGTGGTGTAGATACAATTATCTATGCTAAAGACTTTAACGATAGAATAGATATTATTCCAGTCAGTGATCCAAACATATTTAGTACTGCACAAAGAATAGCACAAGCTCAAGCAGTATTACAGATGGCTAATTCAGCACCTCAATTACATGATCAGTATGAGGCGTACAAAAGAATGTATGAAGCGATTAGAATAAATAACATTGATGAAATACTGAAAGCACCAGAAGAAGCAGTAAGGTTAGATCCAATAGATGAAAATATGTCTGTTATGTATGGTAAGCCTATAAGAGCATTCCCAGAACAAGACCATGACAGTCACATTGCAGTACATATGCAGTTTTTATCTGATCCTTCTCTAGCTGGAAATCCAGGGGCAAGAAGTATGCAACCAATATTAATTGCTCATATAGCTGAACATATAGCATTATTGTACAGGCAGCGGATGCAAAGTGGTATTAATATGGAGATGCCACCATTGCCAAATCTCAAAGATCCTAAATTTAAGTTTGAGGATATTGACCCAGCACTTGACATGGCAATAAGTCAAAGAGCCGCACAAGTAGTTGCTCAAGCTCCACAAATGGAAGCTATCAAGCCACTTATAGGCATGATGCAACAACAACAACAAAACAACCCATTACAATATGCACAAGAACTTGCTAAACTAGAGACACAAGCGTTAGAGGCAAGAACAAGAGTGCAGATAGAGGCTGATCAAGCTAAAGCAAAACAGAAACTTGCAATCAATGAAGCAGAAGCTAAACAAGATATGCAGATAGAACAAGCTAAATTACAACAAGATTTACAAGCTAAAGTACAGAAGCTAGAATTAGAATTACAACTAGAACGAGAAAAAAACGCAATTAAACTACAAAAGGAGCTAAGATAATGCCAATAGTAATTACACCAATTGGTGAGCTAATGGATGATCAAACTGGGAGAACAATACCAATTCCAGAGGGATCAAACCCAGCGGATTTTCCTATGGTAACTATGGATGAGGTTAATGCAATCAGAACTAGAGCCATAGATCCAATGTCAAGAGCTACAGTGGGCGAAATGGCAAGAGAAAACATACCAGCTAATATGGATATGGGTTTGGATAGCATGATGCCAAAAAGAGGCACAGAAGTAATGAGTGTAGAGCAAAAGATCATGGCACTTATGGATATGGGTCTAACTCAAGGCGAAGCTATAGATGCTATTGCAATGGAAGAAAGTGCTGGATCAATAAATCCAAACGCTTTTGCTGGGATGGCTAGAGATACTGCAATATCAGGTGCGGCAGGTAATATGGGTGCATTAGGTGGTATGCAAAGAGAAACGCCTATGGCTATGCCTATACCAAGAGGATCTACAAACATGGGTATGCCAGAAGATGCAATGGTAGCACAAAGAATGAATCAAGTAGACACAAGTGGTATGTCACCTCAACAAATAGAAATGCTTAGAATGGGCAGAGATCCTTTTGCAGAAGGCATGATAGGCAGATAATGGCTGAACAACTTGGTGCATTAAGAAATCTGTCTAGAGGCGAATTTGATAGATTATCTTTAGGTGTACAAGGACAAAATAATGGTACAGATTTATTTGGGTTATATAATTTTACTCCATCTAATGCACTTACTACTGGAATAGGCATGGCTTCAGGAATGGGAACGCCAATGGCATTTGGATCTTTGATAGGAAACTATCAAGCTGAAGAAGCCGCAAATAAATTATTAGGTAACCCAACAAACTTTATGAATAATGTGAAGCAA